CGCAACCTCTTGGCTATCGTTGGCGAGCATTGGTTGGTTGCGAACCCGCAACGAGTTGATGACGTAGCGACGGCGATTGAGTGCGAAGGGTACAGACACAAAATCACGCACAGTGAGTCGTGATAACTTTGAATTATCAGCCGCAGTGATATCCCCAGCCGACCCCGCAAAAACGCGGGGTTTTTATTCGGCCTGATCTGTTATCACTCGCAGAGTCAGGTACATGATAACGACGTGTCGCTGATATTCAGAAATATCACTCGCGCAGGATAAACACAGCGAGCCGCTGCGATTGCTCGTAACGGCTCTCCCGGTGCTGTGGTTGTGGCCTGCAGGATGCCAAGGCCGTGAATATGACGGTCCCAGTGCTTTCAGGTCACGGCAATTCGCCGTATATTGTCACGTCGTCTGTCGGCAATCCCGTGTCTTCGTCAATCGTCAGTGGCCTCCACCAGCCGCTAATCGCCAGTAATTGTGATCCGTTGTCAAGAACAGTCGACGGCGTCACTGTTGCTGTCAATGCCGCCACACCTGCATTGCGTTGCCACTGCACCACACCATCGTTAAAGTTTTCTTTGGCGATTGTCAGAAACCGTTCTGTGTTCGCGTTGCGGACTTCGATGCATAATGTCAGCCCGAACGGCACAAGGTTGTCTACTGTGGTGTCCGTCGTATTGCCATTTCTGGCCATACAAATCAGCACAGTTCCGCCACGGTAAAACCACGACAACTCTTGATCGTCGATTGCGCCCGCATTGAACACAACCTTGATTGCCTGTGTTGCATCGGACGTGTTGCCCCACATGTCAAACAAGGCAGTGTTTGCATCGGTATCGTCAGCAGTTGTGGGCAGCCAATCGCTGCTGTACCCAGTGCTCCAATTCCCCGAAACCACCGACCCCAGAACAAACCTCCATTCCATCGTATCACCGCGATAACGGGTGCGGTTACCCAGAAAGATCACGGTTCGTGCGTTGTAAGCATGTGCCGCAAAGTTCGCATCACCGGAAGCTTTGAAGGTTGTTTCTCCACCGTACCTTGAATCAATCACTGTAGCGGTCAATGCTGGCGTTGATCCATACAATTGCCCATTGGACCACACGTAATCTGCGTCTGATTTGACTGGTGGTCTGCCGAGCAGGATCAGACGATCTGGATTTAGTTGATTTGGTGTCGCTGGCATTTCCCACAGTTCATTGGTCAGCAGCGACGCAGAATCTTGCAACCCGTAAAAGACATGCTTGTCATTGTCCGCAATGTACGCCTTGTCAATTGTGGAGTGTGCTGTGTCGCCTGTGCCGTTAATGTATTGATCTGTCGGCTCACCGCCTGGCAGTCCACTTCCATCAGTTTCATCCAAAACGAAATAGTTGTACTTGTTGACACTGGACGAAAAGTTTCGCCGCGAATGCGCCCCAATGATCACACCGTTTCGAGCATGCGACACCATGTTACCGCCTGACATAGTACCGCCGATTGCAGCAGTTGTTATTTTGCTGTTCCATATTAGATTGGTATAGACGGTCCAGCCGTCTGCGTCTGTGGTCGGCGCGTACCGTCGCAGCGTATACCAATTCACGCTGCTGATGATTTGATCGATCGTCTGCAATGCGTCTGTGCCGGACGATGTCCAGTAGGGTGGACGTGATGCGTTTTCCCAGTATCCGGTTACCTGGTAATTATCGATGTCGACGATTGCTGCCGCTTGATCTGAGCTGGTGGAAAAATTCACGCCATGCACTGAATGAAATTGATCTGTTGCCGCAGCCCATGTAATTTCAATGTCAACGTTCTTAACAAACAACGGCCCACCAGTGACCGTCACTGACACGACTCCATCGAGTGCAGTCAATGCGGTGTCAATTGTCGCGGCATCGTCTTCATGTGTCAGCGTCGCACTACTTGCGAACCTGCGAAACACAATTTGCAACGGTGAGCCAGTGTTGTCATTCCAGCCCGGACAAATGCGATATTTTTTTACCGTAGCTCGTTTCCACAAATCAAACGTTTGCAGTTGTGGTACGACCGAATCCACAACCACACCACCATTGCTGCAACGATTGTCGGTGGAATAAATCATTCGCGCCGGTGGCGAAAGCGGAAGCCCTCGCCTGACCCATGCATTGGAATTGGTGCGGTCCCACAGCACCTCAAACAATTCGCAATCCGTCGCACCTGCGGTTTCCGTGCCATCGCTCGCGACGATAACACTGTCTACTGCGTACTGTTTGTAATTGCTCGTCGGTGTCGTGCCGCTCGGATATGTAAACGGGCTGTTCGTTGCCAGTGCGGACACCAGCACCGCCTCCACTTCGATCGACGTTCCCGCATTTGGCACGTCCGCTTTTAGTGCCACTGCTGGTGACGATGTGGAAAGCGTCCAAGGCGATGTCGCTTCAATGTCTACCCGGTGCCACGCGTAGCTTGTCGTGAGCGTTGGTGCAGTCGCTGCGGTGTACCATGTGCCGTTGCTGCGGAATTTCACAGCACTGATGCCGGCTGCAGTCGTCGGCATTTCCACGTCAAAATAAATCGTGTCGATGTCCACAACGCCGTCCACAGTCGCCAGCGGCATCGTCAGTTCAACTGCGTAATCTGCCGTCGATGCGTTGGTGAATGTCTCAGTAAATTCTGCGTAACACCAGCCCCACGAACCACCGGCAGGCAACCCAGTCAGCGTGCGACTGTAAAACGTTCCGTTCGACCGCAGCCGAATTCCGCTAATTGTGCCGTCCGTGTTGCTGTCGAATCTGCAGTATATCCAGACCGTGATTTTGACGGGTGCCGCCGTTGTCGTGGCGGTATCCATCTCCCACGTGTTTACGATCGTGTCCGGTGCCAACACCGTAGAAAACGTTGTGAACGTGCCGTTACCAGCAGTCGGCTGCGTTACCACTTCTGCGACTGTTGAATCTACCGGCCTGAGCTGAAAGTTTGTCGTGAGCGTTTTCTTCGCCAGCATCCAGATTGACACTGCTTTGATGACGTTGGTGCCTGCGGTGTAACTGCCGGACACGGTCCATTGCTGTTCATCGTTGTGGTCAGTTGGCCCGACTGCTTGGCAAATTGCGCCGTCCCCTGTGCCAGACGGTGGACTGATAGCGTCGTCAATATTTGCTGCGGTGTTCGTAGTCCAAACCGTGTTCACGGTTGCACTGGGTCTCAAAGTGAGTACACCGAGCCCGCCATCTGTGGCAAAGGTCGCTGTGTCTGAATTCGTCCAGCCGAACGTTTCGCGTTGTCGCAGAATCCTGACGGTATTGTTTGGCGAGCACATGACCGCCAGTGCTTTTTTTTCCCATGCCCACACGCCGGATGATGCTGTGAATGCTTTCACATTCACGTAGTCGAATTCCCGGCAACTACAGCAGACACGGAACGCCATATCGTTTACCTCGATGCCATCGGCCCGCAGTCGCCCATAAACCACCAGTGACCGTCGATTTTTACGGCGAAGCCGAACGTGTCTATTTCATACTCGTCGGTTTCGCTATGGTTCCACACCGTCATTTGCTCAGTGCCCTCAGTGTATTCCTCGTCGTCATTTGACCATGTGCAGCGAGTGGCTAGGCAGCTAGTGGCACCGGTTAAAGCGTGAGTGGCTACACCTAAAGCTGCGTCCAGAATCACGGCACGTGGCGGTGCGTTGCGGGGGCTGTTTTCTTTGTACGCATTTTCCTGCGTATTGATCCCGAGCAGCAGTGCCTCTGCGTCTTCTTTCGCGAATCCGTAGGTGCTTTCGTCGGCCATGTCAGATCCTCAGAAAACTGGCAAAGGCAACTTCTGGATACATGGCAAACTCTAGAACACTTGGCTTTGTGCCAACGGCGACCTTTCCACCAGAGCCGTTCAATCCTCCAAGAATTACGTTTCCATCCGCGTCTTCATACGCTTTCTGCTTCGTGCCATCTTTGTAGACAGTGCCGACGTCTAGTCGCTTGTGTTTCCAGTTACGCTTGTCGTATCGCAACGAATACCGTGTAAGTCTGCGTTTGCGACCGTAGTAAAAACCCACTACTGAGGACATCACAGTGCATAACAATGTTCTAGCGGCTCGGCCTTTAAATGGAACACTGTTTATTACCTCATTACGATCAATGACGGTTTCATCGCTGACTGATGCCGCCTCAAACTGAAAAAACTCCCAAATTGGTATGAAGCGTGCCCGAACCAAACCGTTTTCAAACGGCTGTCCGGCGCTATTAGCTATTGCATCGTCGTTGTAATCTTTCGTCACAATTTCCTGCAGTCGCTCGAATTTGGTTTCGTAAATAGGAACCCATTCCTGCGGATCCTGTGACTCACTTTCCTTCTGCTGTGACTCATCTACCTCGCTGGAAAACGTAGCTGTGACGTCCCAGTATTTCGGCTGGTCCTCGCGTCTTACCGCCGTCACCGCTTTGCACACCGCATTACCGAACGATGAGACCGACACATTCGCAACAGGCAGGCCTGGCGTGGCGAGAACCGTTAGGCGGCTTTCGTTTGCGGAATCGGCCTTGACGAGAAAATGAAACGTCTCGTCGAGAATTGGAATCCCGCCTGACGATCGAATTGCTGACTGTCCCTGGCGTTGTTCGCCGAGAAGCACCGAGGCCATCAGGGCACCTGAATTTCTGTTGCTTTAATACTGAGGTCAAGTTGCGTTGTGCTTGATGCCGTTCCCAGTCGAGTGACGTAGGAACCAGTAGCACGGTCGACGTTTGGCATGATGCCGCCGGCTGTTGGTGACACTAAATACGTTTCGCCTACCACCATCGTTGTACCAACAAAAACGATCGGACCACCGGTAGCCATGATTCCATATCCGTCGGCAACTCCCGGAGTCATCGCGATACCTTCAGCCGCAGCAAGTGCAAGCGATGCATTCGCGTCCGCCGCCACGAACTTACTCGAGCTTTGAGCAAGCGGCTGTCCGACCGATACAGTTCCGCCGTATTGCACAAGGCGAAACTGCGTGTTTGCTGTGGGTCTGACTGCTGTGATGCCGCTGAGATCCGCCATTATCTAATCCTTTTGAATCCGTTTTCTTTTGTTGCGGTCACGAGCTGCGTGAGAATCGTTGTTTGATCTTGTGCAACTTTCACGGCTCGCTGTTGTTCTTTGTAAAGCTGTTCCGCTTTTTTGGCAATTTCCGTTTCGCCCGGTGTTGGCTGGTCCGGCACTGCAGCTACACCGATCTGGCTGTTGACTCTGTCAGCTGCAAATTTAGCGGCCTCTGCAGATCCGATTTCCATTCCTGCGCCCGGGCCTGCGGCGACGTCGGCACGTCGTTGCTGTTGTTTTTGTTCCTGCTGCGTGAAGTAATCCATGGCCGCCTTGCGTGCGTTCTCCAGATCACGCTGGAACTGTTCTTCCGCTTGCTTTTCCGCTCGCTCGCGTTCTTTCTTTTCGTTCTCGATCGCTTTCAGCCGTGCTTTTTCCTGATCCTCGATTCGCTTCTTCTCGTCTTTGGCCGCCTGCTCCTGCTGTTTCTTCTGTTCCTCCAGAGTCTTTCGCTGCGCTGCTGCCGCTTCCTGTGCGGCCTTTTGTTCTGCAGCCGCTACCTGCTTTGCTGCGGCCTGTCGTTTCTGTAGGTCTTTATCGAGGGCACGTGCTTTGGCGTCTTCGGCATCTCGTTCGCGTTGTTCAATTCGGTCGAGCAGTTTGTCAATTTGCGTAATGTCATTCACGCCCGTCGTGGCAGTGTTGAACACATCTCTGACAAACGCCACCATTAACGACAGCCCATCGACGACTCGTTGAATAACACTCACGATGTCATCCAGCACTGGCTTCACTAAATCAAATGCCTCAAACAGCATCAGTCCGAGTGGCGCTAATGCTTGTCCTGCCGCAGCCAGTTTTTGCTCCATGTCGCTGAGTGCGATGTTCATTTTACCGCTTAGAGTTTCCGACAGCCTTTCCGTCATTCCGTAAAACATGCCACCTTCTGATGTGGCGTTTTCAAATGCTGTGCGGACTTCATCTGCTGAAATGCCTCCGGCCTCCATGCGGGCCTTCAGTTCCAGCAGTGTTTCTCCGGTGTCTTTGCTGATTTGCTGCAGCGGATTGAAGCCGGCATTGACCATCTGCAGCAGGTCCTGCCCCATCAAACGCCCGGCAGCCGTAGTCTGCGAAAACGCGAGCGATAGCATTTTGAATCGCTCGTTGTTACCGCCGGTGACGTCGGACAACATCTGCAGATTCTTCTGCACGTCCTGAGCTGCGACGCCGAAACTCATCATGGTCTTTGTGGCTTCGGCTGCGTTTGAAAACGTCACCGGAGACTCTGCCGCAAACTGGCGAATCTGTTCGAACAACTGCCGGCCTTCTTCTGCACTGCCGGTGAGGACTTCAAAGGCTATGGTTGCGTCTTCGACCTGCGTTGCCAGTTGCAGGGATTTGGCTACGGTCTGGAAACCAATGTACGCCGCTGCCATGCCTTTGATGGATGATATCGCTGACGAAGATGACGACTGCGATTGTTTCAGCGTTTCGTTTGATCGCTGCACAGCTCTGCGAAACGTTTCCTGATCGATGGCACCCGATTTCAGCAGAGCACTGTATTCCCGCACACGGCGATTGTGAGCGTCTAATGCTTTTTCAACAGACTGAGTGACCGACCGGCCTCTATCCATCATCGCCTGATGTTCTTTTTCTGCTTTTAACGCACCATCTACGGAGTATTTCCCCTGCTCATGTTTTTTGGCAAGATGCTCAACGGCGTTCGCGTATTGCGCAGACTGCTTTCCCGCCTCACTAAATGCACGATTGAGCAGATCCAGTTCCTGCTTGTATTTCTCGGCCGGTGGCACTGACTGCCGCATGATCGCAGCCACCTTCGTGACCTCGCCTTTAGCGAGATTCGCACCCTCGCTAAAGTTCGATACGTCCATTCCAAGCCGGACGTTTAATGCGGTAATCGTTGTCATGTGAACCCGAATGCTCTCTTTAAGATATCAGACTGTGCTTTCGGATGCGTTATGCCACGAGTTTTTCGTTTCGTCCGTTTCTGCCATCGGAGGGAATCCGACGGCAGAAAATCTACCACGCTCATCGTGTCCATTTTGACGCCTCGCGTAGCTGCCAGAATCGCACTGTTCGCGTGCACTGTCGCTGCGATCGACGCTACCTGTTCCCAGTGCGACCCGAACGGCTCACATTGGTAATACGCCCACCATACTTCAAACACTCGTTCTGGGATTGAGTCCAACCACGCTTCCGGATCGTCTATTCCAAGCTCGAGACAGACTCGGCAAGCGAACCGGAGACGGTGGTTACGACGGACTCCCCCAGCATCTCGGGAGCCTCACTGACTCGCGTGAACTGCTGGCACTCTTCCGACAGTTTTTGGTAGAACCTCAAATCGATCGACCCCAGCGCCTTGAGTTCAGTATCCTTGAATAGCCGCTCGCCCTCGTCGTCAATCCACATACGAGCGACAAGCAACATGATCGCGTCGTTTAAATTCGTCGCGTTCCATTTGCCGTCCTTGTCCACCAGTGACATCTGATATTGAGAAAACTCCAGCGGTGTTGGACGTTGAATCCGAACCGCGTTGCCGTTGATCTCAAGATCTTTTGTCGCTCGCTTTGTGAGCTTGCCTAACGTCGCTCGCGTTAGTGTCATACGTCGTCATCCTCTTGTGGTTGCAGGTCAATATCGACGGGCATCACAACGCCGCCAATGGTCAGTGCTGCCGTTTTGTTGACGGCCTCGATCAGTTCAGCTTTCGTGTTGTCGTCAAAGGTAACGATACACTGCAGCCAGGAATTGGGTTCCTTTGGCAAATACCCAACCTGAATGTCATCGCAAAACACGATCCATTGACCGTGATCTACTGGCGTTCCGTTGGGTGATTCGCCCACGTGATCAATAAGCTTGATATCCATCATGATTCCCGAGTTTGCGCGAGTGATTCGCCAGTCATTTTGAGGGTGAATTCCGAGTCCATCGTTTCATTGTTGGCCATCTGAGGAAACGCCACACGGCTGAAGAATGCTTTGCCGGTGATTGTGCCGCGAGTCACTCCGCTGGTTGCGGTGCTAGCCTGCGGCAGTGTGACCGTCACCGTTGCAACGGTGCCGTCGATTGGCGGAACTCCCAATGCAGCACTGAACCGCACTACTCCGCTGATTTCGTTCGGCACAGCCAAGTCATGCGGGTCCACTCGCATGAAGCCGGTGTCCGACAGCAGCGTTACGTCTCTTTCTCCGAGAGTCCATTCGCCCGGATTGATCGATACGATGTTTCCAGCCCATGCCGTAGTGATGCCCGTAGTCTGTGCACCGCCCAATGTGATCGTTGCAGTGTTTCCAGTTTTAAAACGTGTTCCAGTGGCCATGTTCAGATTGTCTCCTGATATGCGATCATGTAATCAAAAACGGTCAGGTATCGATGTTCCTGTGATCCATCCGTCGGCCGTTCATCCAGTGTCTGAATGCCTCCGGAAATCATCACAGCTTCAATAAACACACCACCCATTGCTCCGGTATACCCCTGCAGATCACTTGTTCTCACGGCCTCTGCGATCAGATTCGCACCCGCTCTGGTGGATGCGAATGCAGTGAACTCAATTCTACTTCTGGCGATTCCTGCCAGTCCGTTGATTAAATGATCGTGAATGGTGCTGATGACTGTGTACGTCAACGCTCCGCCCGTTCGTATTGTGTAGCCCTGTGGCAGCACATCAGGATAAATGCGGCTTGACACCAACGCAGCCACGCCTGTGTTGGCTGCCAGATATCCACGTACTGCGCTGCCGATATCCGCCATCAGTTAGCCGCCTGTTTTGCGGCCGCATCAATTCCCGCTTTCAAACTTGCTTTTACTGCTGATGCTGCCGCAGATTTCGTTTCGTCTGCCGTTCGTTTTACGAACTGATTCACCTTTCGCACTGTCCCAGCATCGCGACCCCATAACACCTTGCGGTTGTGATCTCGCGAAAACAGATTTCCGTGCCCGCCTCCGTCACTGTAGGATGGTCCAACCAATCCTAGACGGCCAACGATTTGCCCGAATTTGCGTTGTGGACGCACGACGGAACGAATCGTGGTTTTCAGTTTTTTTGCACCACTCCATTTCTGTTTTGTTTTTGCTGACTGCTGTCGTCTGCCGTCCTGACTTTCTGGCGTGTTGGCAATCATTGCCGACTCAACCGGACGGCTGCCGGCCTCAATCGCTTTTGTCAGAACCGTTGTTTGCACTTCGTACACCAACTTCTGCAGCGCCTGCACTAACTCATCACCGTTAATCAATTCCATGCCGACCGACACGCCATGCCGTCGGCCGACAGTTTGTTTTCGAGGTCTGGCCATTACAGCACCACCGATTTGCAGTAGAGTTCTCGATACCGATCCATTCCCTGCACTGGCTTCACGTAGACGATGTAGAATCGCTGCCCCTCGAAGTCGATTGCCATTTCTGGCGTGTAGCCGCTCCTGTACCGCACGGTGAAAATAGCACTGATACCAGCCTCCACCTGTCTACCTCTGGCTCCTTCTCCGCCCGTCGTCGGTTCCATCTTTGCCGGTTCATCGGCTAACCATCGATTGACCGTTACCACAGGCTGGCCAGCAGCGTCCTGAGTCGTAGTTTCCACGCTGACGGTGATGCGATGCCGCATTGTCCCGAGCCGGAATTTTCGTTCAGGGCGAAACGTCATGGATAGCTGGCCCTCATTTTTTTGGCGACCAAAGCCTCATACGCTTTTCGTTCTCCGGGTGAGGCAATCATGTCTCTGTCCTCAAACCGATTTGCTAGGCTGAGCTTAATGGCCATGCGATCCAATTCCGGACACGCGGCCGACGTAGTCCCATAACCTGCCGTGTACGTTATTCGCACGGCCTCACTACGATCCTGCAGAATAGGCTTTACAAATGTGTCGAGAAATCGCAGCTCATCGCCATCCAAATAATACTCAGACGAGGAAATAGTCTGTTCCGTACCTGCGGCATCCATGTATTTTACCGACGATATCGCAATCACCGGCCGCACAGTCAACGTGATAACCTCCAGCAGTTTTGGTAGCCGATGCTCGAGCGTTCGTGTAATCAGTGCGATCGACGTGTCGCGTTCCCATTCCTCACGTGCGGCTGCGATGATTGCCACAAGTTCAGTGTCGTGACTATCGTCGCTTGCTCCGATGCTGAGCTGTGCCTTCGCTTCTGCGATCGTTACTGGTTCGCTGGTCGGTGGTGTCACTACTCTGACCGTGTGGCGAATCTCCTGATCCTTGATTCGCGTCGTTCGGCTCTGGTAGTAATCTTGCCACGTTGTTGCGCTGCAGAACATCAAACACACCTCCGCCGATCACATCCAACTGGAACCGTGAACCCATACGATAGCCGCGCCAGTCCTGCATCAACTCGACTTGCATGATTCAATCCATTCGTTCGGGTATGCGTGCACAGCTTCGTATGAGGTAGGGTCCACCATAACAACCATTTCCTCTAAGTGCCCGATTCGCGTTTGCGGATCAAGATAAACGGTGTTGCCGGCTTTTTCCCATTGCTTCCAAAACCAGATATCGTCATCGATTCGCAGATCGCCCCATTCGCCGTGTTCGTCTGGCTGTGACCAGAACCACGGCTTTGGAACGTCCTTCAGTTTTCGCAAATCGATTACCGTCAGGCCGAAATGTGCGGTTGAGACCTGCAACGGCTCGCCAGTCACCTCGACCGATGATTTCCCTTTGATGCTGGCCAGCATCGTCTTATTGCCGCGTCGGATCTGCATTGATGCTAGCGCGTCAATGTGCGGGTTTGCCTCAAGCGTTCCCAGAAGCCGCATGATGTCAGAATCTGTAAATAGAGAATCTCCATCACAAATTACGGCGATATCAACTTCGCGTTCTACGGCCTGCTGCAACATCCGCTGCATGCACTGGCCGTAAAACACACCTTGCGAATCCTGCAGAGGGATCTTTGCGGATACGAATGCCGCATCAATGTGGTCTCGACAGAGCCCGTTGATGTATCGCGGCGATGTCATCATCCCGCACACTTTGATAGATTTTAAGGTCACTCGTTTGCTCCGGGTGTTGTAGGAATGTGTCAGCCAATCGCGACGAAGTCAGCCTGTCCTGTGGTGCCGGATGGGTTCGTGTCCATCACAAGATCAGCAACCGCACTAAGTGCGACAACGCTGTTGGTAGTGTGCGTTCCAGGCGTCGCAAACAAGCGGATATAACGCTTTCGCGTACCGTCCTGATTCACATGAAATTTCGCGACACGTCCGGCTGTGGTCGACAGTGTGACTGACAGCTGCATCGTGGTTGTCGAAATGTCCGTGAAGTCAGTTGTGGTTGTGGTGTCCGATTCCTGAATTTTGACCACAACCGGAGCGGCGTTTGTGTTTGCTGCTGCTGAAGTGGTGAGAATGATCGTCGCGTAATCCGCGTTACGCATATCAACAATGGAGCCAGCAACCGTGGCAGTTGCGGCTGCCGTCTGCGATGACAGTGCAATCACTGCCTGAGTCATTTGATTCGGTTTCATGTTTTTACCTTATGAAAATGATTTCGTTTTGTTGTCAGAAAGACCGGAACGCCAGCGAACCAGCGTTCCGGCCGGGTCCACCCGGAGCGACGAGTGGGTCAGTTATCAGCCCATCTGGATCATCAGCAGCGGACCTGCAGCCGAAGCTGTTCCGCGTTCATGCACGTTGATGTCGAAACGCTCTGTGACTCGCAACGCCAAAGCGTCCTGAGCAAAGTAGAGCGATTCGTCAGCTCGCAGCGTCACACCGCGACGTGTTCCCATGGTGGCAGCCATTGCCAGATCACCGAAGTAGGCAATCTTGGTTCCGGACGATGCCGTCGACGGCAGTGTCTGAATGAACCGCACTGGATAGCCGAGGAACTGCAGCACAGGGCCGCTTCCCAGATCCTGCACGGTGTTTCCACCGGCAGCCATCTGCAGGCGTCCCATAGACGCATGGTAGACGGCTTTGTGGACGTACCATGCTGGCTGAATGCCTGGGAATTCTGGCAGCTTGCCGACCGCTTCTTGGAACGTGCCAATCAGCAAATTGGACAGGGCCGTAACGCCGGTTGCCGTGACGATTGACCCTGCAGCCAGGGCATTCGCCACACCCGTAATGCCGCCAAACGTGCTGGTAGCATCACCGAGAAAACCGCACTGGTCTTCACGGACTGCCAGAGCGTAGGCAAACTCCCGAGCGTAGTAATCCGCGACTGAAATGATTGAATCTTCATTCAGTTCGCTGGAATACTGCGTTAGAGCAGCCAGTTTCTTGGCTTCCAGTCGCACCTGATCCAGTGCGGTGACAGATGTCGTGATCGTGTCATTCTGTCCCACGAAATACGTGGTGAATCCAGACACGCGACGAGGAACAAGCGACACGTCCGAAGTCATTGGCCAGTTCATGGCGTAACGACGGAACATGCCGAATTCTTCTTTCAGGTCGATCAGAGCGTTTTCCAACACTTCCGGGACGAGGTAGCCGCCCTTGCTGTTGTCGTCGCTGCTGTGCTGCATAGATACGCCATGATCCTGCAGCCACATTTTCGACTTCTGATCACCACCGATGGCGGCCATCAAAAATCGGCCGGTCAGATAGGCGTTTGCCTCTGCGTCTGGCCCTTTGAAGTGCTTGACAGTGCCGTGACGCTTCGCAGTCGCGGGGACTTTGACGCGGGGCGGGTCTGCCGTAGCAATTGCCGTGCTGTCGGTTTGGCTGCCGACTTCGAATGAGCCGATCGAGCGAACTCGAGCGGCTAAATTCTGCGACATTCGTGCCGCTCGCTTTTCGTCTGCATACAGTTTCTGCAGAACGCCAGGCTTGTCGTCGGTGCCCTGAATGCGATCGACTTCGGCAGTTTCTTCTGCCGTCAGATCGCGGTTCTCGTCTTTTGCCAGAGCAACAATCGCGTCGACTTTGCCAAGCTCTTCGTCGATCTGCTCACGAATTACTTTGAGATTCCAAATCATTTTCACGGTTCCTTGAGTCGTTGTTATGCCGACTCAGGCCATGAAAAAAGCGGCGCAAAAAGTCGGCGAAATGGTTTCGCTTTGACTTTTCCGGCCGCTAACGAGTTGCTCAGAAAATTCGTGTTCGGTGCAGGATGTCTCCCCCGCGTGATTGTGATTCTAGGCTAATACCGTCGGTTATGTCAATAGGTTTTTGCGACTTAGCACTTACCGCCGCATTGAGGACAAATACCTGGGTTACGGCCACCGGCACAAATCAGCCAGACGATCAGCCATAACCCGCCGGTGAGCAAGCTTAGCAATAAATGCAGTACATGGTTTGCTGTCCGCACATCCGCGACAACTCGCTTGTTGCATTGATTACAATTACGAGCTTCTTTAATCATCGCCATAACGAGTCTCCCAATAAAAAACCCGCTCACGAGTGGTCAGTCTCGTGGCGGGTTTCCCAACACGGCCGGAACCGCATTATTTATTGTTTACCATTTCTGACCAAATGGCTGTGTTGCAATCGTAAGGTTGGCGAGCCAGGTGATCAAGCGTTATCGGCCGAACATCGCTTTTAGTTGCTGAAGTCGTATTTCGCGTGATGCAATCATTGCGGGAGTCCTGCTGCCTGCGTGCGGTTCATGCGTTTGAGCCTTATCAGGCTTTCCACCATACATCGCTTTGGCGAACGCTGGCGCGTCTACGACGATATCACCGACCTCCGTCGCAAATCCGGCAGCGACTGCTTCCGAAGCGGTGTACCATGTTTCCGCGTCGAGGATTTCTTTAACTGCGTTGCGGGTTTTCTTTGTTCGTTCAGTGTAGGCGTCCAGAATGGAATCGCGATATTTATCCAGCACGTCGGCCGTTTTGCGAAGCTCCTCTGCAGATCCCATAGCCATCGTCCATGGATTGTGCACCATCATCATGGCGTTTTTTGCCATGACGACACGATCACCAGCCATGGCAATGTAACTGGCGATGGAGTAGGCCGACGAATCAACTACGACGTCCAAACCACCCTGATGGCGTTTCGCTGCGTTGTAAATCAAACGACCTTCATCAACGCTGCCACCCGGCGATCCTATTCTTAGCGTAACTCTGCGGCCGCTCATTTTAGCCAGATCCGGAAGCACTGTTGCCGCATCAATCATCCCCCACAGAGATGATCCGATAGCGTCATAAAGAAAGATTTCGCCTGTTTCGTGATCAGCCTGGTACATAGTTCGCGACCTTTTCGACAAGAGAGTCATGGACAAAAATAGAATTGACTCGTGTCGTCCCGAGTCGCGTGTAACTGTGCTCGGCTGCGATTGCTTTCAGCGTCGCAGCGTTATCCTGAATTGTGAACCCATCACTTAACTGTTCACCCAATAACCAGCTAGGAACCTTTTGCACGATCTCAGCATTTTCCGGATGACATCGGTCAAAATGCTCGACCATCACAATGTGCGGTGTGCATCTTGCGAGAACCTCGTCCAAAATCATTGAATCGATACTGTCGACGTCAATTACAACCAGCAGCGGAAACGGTGCGAACTCTTTTGCATTGTTTGGCACGAATTCGCCGCGATGTGTCGCTTGTGGGTATCTGACCATCAGCATCCCAAGCGATTTCGGATCCACCTCAAACAACAGGCACTCATTGCCGCTTTTGTAAAACGGGTCGATTGTCAGCGGTAGCGTGTCGCCGTTTCCTGCTCCAATTTCCACACATTGACCATCTATCACGCCGATGGCTGCGGTTATTGCCAGCAAAATACACTGCTCGCCAAATTGCCAGCCACCGGCTTCCTTGCGAAGCCAGTCGAATTCCGGCCTATCCGCTACGAAACCCTGATTCATACTGTCGCTCCAAGTATGTTGTCAGCCAATTCCTCGACACGTTCGCCCCATGCCGCCGTAAGTTCCCCCACAGCGTCCGGCAATGCTTTTACGGCTGTGCGTCCCATCATCTCAATGAGTGCGTCCTGCGATTGTCTGCAGTGCTCAGCGGCCGCATAAGGTGTGCCTCCCAGCTGTTCACACACATCAGATAAGGTGTCCTGCCATTTTGCGTAGAATCGCTCGACAGCGGCCACAGGTGATTTCGTTTTCATCGCAGCCGCTACTCGCTGCTGTTCAATTGCGAGCAGTGGGCGAAGTCGGGAAACAATCGCCATTCGCTGGCGTGCGTCCGGCTCGGAATCATCGTCCGGTTCTGGATTGTCTGGCACATCTTCCGGCTCATCGACTGGTTCCGTCACTGTGATGGCTGGATTTTTGTATTCGTCCCCGCCCTCATACGGATTCATTTCCAGTTTTTCCCGTGCCTCGTTAGGACTCATGACAGTGGCCGCAATCAGTTTCGTCAGGTACTCCGCCTGTTTCAGCGGATCCATTCTCATGAGTGCGTTGGTATTAAATTTGAAATAGTGTGTTTCACTGGTTAACTGACGTTCTGTCAGCAGAGACCGATTGCAGGCCGCTTCGATGTGCACCAGCCAGCGGTTCAGGCAGTTCGTTAGGTAGGCGAGATGCTTTTCAGCAAGGCTGTTGTAAGAAACGCTGGAATCATCGCCGAGAATTTCCTCAAGACAAAACCACATCGCCGCTTCTTGCCGCTGGAACAGCCGCTGCTCAATCCATTGCGAGTCTTTGCCTGACATCGACACCATATTCGCCTTAATGCCTTCGCGTAGCATCGCCGTTTTGCCTGTGTTTTCTGCTCCGTCATGAGCCTCGCGAAACATCGACAGGAACTTTTTGGCTTCCTCCTCGTTGCGGAACATTCCGCCAGGGGCTTCTAGAATCAGCGATCCGCTAAAGCCTTTTTTGGCGAGGTTTCTTACCTGATCTTCAGCAGACAATCCCGCGTCGAGACTGTTACTCATGACTGCAGAAGCATTTAGCCCCGCCAGTCCATTGAAACTGAGACCGTGCACGAAAAACACGTCCTCATCTGGAAACCACACGGTCTGGCTGTCTTCCGTCACGCCTAGTAATTTCGCTAGCGGCTCATGCTTGCATAATACCGTGCCGTGGTATCGCTTACCCTCGTACCATTCACTGCCTGATCGGTCTGGCAATAGTGGATACAAGCCGACTGGCCGAGATCCCTCCCGCACAATCAAGCATCTCCAGTTACCGTACAGCAGCAGGCTCGGCGCACCAAACATCTTCCATTCAGGAGCAGTCTGGTACTCGTTCGGGCGAGTGTGAACCAGTTTATGACCGGGATGAGAACGCTCGACTGTGCTGCCACGCTCGAGCCGTCGATGGCAGTTTATAGGCAACTGCGAAAAGTGCCCGGCAATCTTGTTGACTGCGTACCATACTGGCGCATATTCAATTGCTCTTCGTGGCGTGACCTTAGAGTCGCCAAATTCCGGCGAAACGCCAAAAAAAGCACTCAAACCTGAGCCAATTCGTGTGATAAACCGTCTAAACAGGTCCATATTATGGGCTTTCAAACGATGAATAGAGAACCTGTGGGACGTGATGGAGCTAACATCGCTAAGCGAATCCCCATCAACAAGGCTACCGCAGCGTCTATTTTCTCGCTCGAATTCCGCTTGTCGGGCATCATTTTACCTTGTGCATTGCTGGTTGTCATCATGTTAAGTGCACACCAGCGTAATATGTTGTCGGTCTTGTCGGGAGTGAACCTGTTTTCGCGAATGGCAGCCGATAGTTCTTGCATCGGCTCATGAAATTGGAAGCAGTTTTGAGGCATTTTTATGACCTCCAAACCTGCCTGTGATAGCTCATCACCTAACTGAGCTGCGTTGTATGGGTCATATGCTACGGCACGAATTCCAATTTCGTCGGCGAGTTGCAAAAACACATCCCTGAGCGATGCGACCACGTATCGAACAACCGTCAATTCACCGGTTGCGATCCATCCAGCCCATGGCTGTTTTTTTAGGTCTCGACTCGTTTCGTCGACGATAAATGATTTAGTGAACCCTTCATATCGCCAGATGGTTTTGCCTTCGTCGTCTTCGTCTACAGGAAACCTAGCTACCACACCAAAACTCGCGAGGTCATCACGGCCGCCAAGGTCGATTCCTGCGGTAATTGCGTCCGCGTCACGCCATGAGGACAGACTGTCAGCCATATCATCCCAATCGGCCGGCAGAATAAATCGTTCGTAGGCGGAGACCTTGCGATTGCAGTGGTATCGCGTGAAGCGATTAAGTTCTACCGGTGAGGTTTTCGCTTTTGCTGCTGCTTCTCGAAGCGACTCTAAACCGATCGACACGTCAATATTTGGATTTGCTTTCGGCCACAGCGATTCGTCCAGTGCGTCGTCGTTTTCATCCAGTTCAAATATATATGAAAAATACGACTCGTCGACAAAATCACCACGCACCACACCCGTTGCGTAATTGTAATCCTCCTGCCAAAGCTGACTGGTATCGTCTCCTGCAGTAGTGAAATCACCTATTAACGGCTGAGACCGGTTGCCCGACCCAGTCATCATTGTGTCATAAAATTTACGATGATGTTCACGCCATGCGTGCTTTTCATCCATCAGCACCATGTGAGGATTTAAACCGTCGAAAGGTTTGTCGCTTCCAATGCAGTGAATGTATCCCTTATTGTGACTGAACGTGATCTGCTTATTGATCGGAGTCGACAGGGCTTTTACGTGTTCGGATTGTCCTCGCATCCGTTCGATTTCCGCATACATCACCTTCTGCACCTGTTCTCGTTTTGTGGCACACAACACCACTTCGGCAACATCTTCCGGACGTCCAGTAAACGGGTTCACGTCCGACATCGCGCCGAGTATTGCGATTCCCGAGCCGAGCGTAGATTTTCCGTTCTTGCGTGCCATCGTCCAAAAAAAACGACGGAACCTGCGGGTTCTGTCAGCGCATCGTTTCCACCCGAAAATATTCCAAATCCCGAACAATTGCCAGGGCTCAAGGACGAAGGGCATTCCAGAACACTTGCCGATGGAGTGCTTCAGAATTTGCGGGAAAAAATCACAGCATGCGGTAGCGGCATCGAGCGAAAAATAGTACGGAAACTCACTGCTGTTTTGCCGTTCAAGGTCGTCGAGGTATCGCTGAATTGCAGCACGATGCGACACACAAGACGCAATGCGACCGCTCAACACGTCCTTGACGTATTTGTCAACTGCCTTGTGTGCCTCATGCTTTTTCATCCGCGTCCCATTCGTGCCATAATCTTGGCAAACGGATCCTCTTTTTCGTCATCCAGTTTCAGACTAGTCAGTTTCTGCCGGCTGGCTGGAGTCAAACCCAGCTCTGGCAGAAGTTTATTCATCTGCTCGCGAAACTTATTCATTTCTCCAACGTAGGCGTTTTTTGCAATGAACGTGTTGCCGGCTTTGTCGACTCCTTCAATTGCTAGTCCAGTGTTTGCCACCTGCTCGCGTGCCTCCATCCATTTTGCATAAGCGGTGCAATACGCTATCAGGATTTCTCGCGTGTCCGATGACAACACACCATTCAGTTTCAGGTCAGCACTCAACTCAGCCCACTTCTGCGATTCACGATCGTCAAACCACTCCGGCATCTGTGGAGATTTCCCATCCGCAACCGGAGCGGCCTTGTTCTTGCGTTTCGGATTCTTGCGAAACGCGCCCGTCGCTTCTTTGAGTTCAGCCGCTAACGGCTTTCTGCCCCTTACCATTGTTAAGAACCCCCAATTTTGTGGACACATGCGTGTGCA